TGCCGTGCCTCCATTCTTCCAGCCCAGATAGTCGGTGAGCGGCAGAAGGCGTGAGAAGCACTGCATATCAGGGACGTACGCCCATTTGCGGGCGTCGGTGATCCGGTTGAACGCCTCCGAATTGATGTTCATCTGGTACATGTGGCCCGGCGTTCCGTCCTGGGCATAGACCACGAAGCATTTGATCATCGCTTGTACTCGATTGTGCGGCAGTAGGCATAGAGGGAGTGCTGCGTCGCGGCCTGTTCGCACTTTACAGTCACGGTGTAGTGGAACGTGCCGATGCCCGGATTATCAAACATCGGGCAAACCGTATCCTGAGTGTATCCGGCGCGGACAGCATATTGCTTGCTGCCGAGGCTCACGCCATCGCGGTAGATGTACACTGCTTCGCCGTGATCGTTCGAACCATCCGGGTTATAGAACTCAATGTTGATCATGAGGTCGGTCGGCCCTCCCGCCTCATTCGTGAAGTAGAAATCGAGCACAGTCACTTCGGCCGCATTGCTGAACGACGTATCGACGTTGTTCGTGGTCAACAGAGTGTTCGTCACAGCACCGCCGACGATGTGGTTCGCGGTGATCGTGTTGGCCTTGATCGTGTCCACCTCGATATTGGTCATCTTGAAGATGCCACCCGAGTATAGGAATACTTGCTGCGCGGTGCCGCTGCCGGGGTCAACGATCCGCAGCACGTCGGTTACGATGGTCAGGTCGCCGGTCGTGCCGTTGTTGTTGAAAATCCATCCGACGACGTAACCGTTGACATCGAGCGCCAGCGAATACTTCGCCATAAGCCCGTCAACCGACGTTTCCAGCGTAGTGACCGACGCCGTGTGTCCGTCAACTGTCGTGCTGACAGTTGAAAGCTGCGCGGCGAGCGCCCCGTCATTCGTCGCCCGCGTGCTGGCCTCTGACGCAATCGACGCGTTCACGTCGCCAAAGGACGAGGTGATACCGGCCAGCCGTTGAGCAAGGCTCTCCGTGCTGCTGACCTTCACTGTGTCTTGGTCTAGGATGAACGCAGTGCCGTCCGAACTCTTTGCACCAAGCAGCGTAAAGAGTTCGGTAAAGGCGCTGTCGGCGTCCGCTCTGGTCGTTTGTTCAGTCGTCAGCGACGCGGTGAAGCCGTCCATCGTGGACTGCATCAACGTGATCGAAGTCGTCATGGCTTCGTCGGCAGTCACCCGCGCGCCAGTCTCCTGAACGATAGCGGCGTTGGCGTTGTCGATGGACGCCAGAATTGTCGTGATCTGGCTGACAAACGTATCGTTCGTGCTCGACTGCGTAGTGACGTACTGGTCGAACGCGCTGATGATCTTCTTACCATCGATGGTTATGGTACGCTCATCCAGCAGGTTGCGGTCCAGCAAATTCTGTTCGGCAAGCGCCGCCACGTTGTTCGCCAAAGACGTGTCGAGCAAGATGCTGTTCAGGTCTTCGCCGGCGCTGGTCTCGATATCGTGGATCGTGGCGAGCAGCGCCGCAGCATCTTCGACCGTCGTGCGCAGATCGGCCACAAACGCAGTCGCGTCAATCAGCGCTGCGTCAATAGTCGCCGGGTCGCTGACAGTAACGCCGTTCAGCCCGAACTGGTCATAAATCGCCCACTTCACATAGTAGGTCGCGCCCGCTTCCGTGGGGATGATCGGGTTCGACGTGGAGTTCCAAACCCGGTTGGCGTCTGACGGCGTGAACGCCGGATCAGAAGCCGACAGCCAGACCACGATGCCGGCATAGTCCGGATCGATGGGCTTCTGGAACTGCATGATGGTTTCGAACGCCTTCATGACGATAGTAGGCGTCTGAGGCGCAGGCGGCGGGTTGCTGATGTCAGCGGTCCCCGGATTGGACAAACCGCCTCGGATGTCTTCGACCTCGATGCTGAAGCGCAGGCCGCGCTTGGGAGCGCCACCCGTGTCTTGCAGGTTCTTCTCGAAATTGTAGATATAGCTCGCCGTCGTGGTGTACTCGGTCCGCAGCACGTTGTCGGTCTGGTCCTTGACCGTCACGACAAAGCGCTTGAAGTACGGGTCTTGCATGGCCGACACGTCGGTCGCAAGGTTCTGCCCGTTGAACCCGATAGTGACAACGTTAGCAGCAGCCGCAGCCGTGTAAGCCGCGAAGGGATCAATCACGCCGGCAATACCGGTCGCCACGCTATCGTTAGTGGGCGACGCCGGAACAACGTAGAAGAACAAGTCCGAGCCGATGGTAATCTCGATCTGGTCGTTTTCGAGGAACGGCCCGTCGCACGTCATGGTCGGTGCAGTCGGCGTCGTCTCGTCAACCGTGATCAGATCAAGCGTACCAACGAAAGGACGAACGACCCGCGTGGTGACGCGGGCCTGCGTTTGGGTGTGGACGATGGGCTGCGAAGTCCAGACGATGTGGCAGTCTGGTCCTTCGAAAGTGTTGCCGCCCGTAATGCTAACGATATCAGTGACGAGATACTTGCCCGCCGCCGACGAACCGGCCAAGTCGAGGGTCGCCGCGATGGCAGTTGACTTGATACCGAAGCGGTTGACGGCACGCACGTTGAACACGTAGCTGCCCGGCGACAGGCCCGACAGGCTAAGCGACGTGTCCAGCGTTTGCGGCAAGAACACCCAATTGTCGTCGTTCCGCTTATACGAAACGAGGTAGCCGGCGACGAACTGATTTGGCGAAGCCGTCCACGACAGGTTCGCGCCCAGCATGAGCACGCCGTTCTGGAAAAACGTCTGGCCGTTGACGATCAGATTGGTCGGCGGATCGACATAACCGACGCTCGGCAAGTTGGAGAAGGTATCTCCGACGATCCGGATACGCTCGTCTTCGTCCACGCGGGGGAACTTGGACGCATCGTATTCGATGCCGACAACGTGGATTTGCAGTTCGTTGTTGTCGTCTTCGTCCAGCGAGAGGACTTGGAAGACACGCGGCTTCAGTTCCTCTTTCGAGAAAATCCAGACGACAGGCTGCGCGCCGGGAACCTGCTCGCTCGAAAGCGGCGTAGCCAGCGTTACGGTGTAGGTGTCCGGATCATAGCCAATGACAGCAGACGAGAAGTAGGTCACTTCGCGTGCAGCGACGCGGCCTGTGTTGTCCTCGTCAGCAAAGTCGTCAACGTCCCCGACTAGCAACGTCAGGTGGATTTCAGGGCTGGTCGAACCGGCGAAGTCAATCGGCCGGTCGAGCGTGACCGTAGTCGTGGTGGAACCAAGGATGCGGCCCCCGAAATCAGCCGTGGCCCAAGACGGGTCCGCGATCTCAATCAGGTCGCCCGGTAGCACGTCGCCCGCGTCGAGGCCGGTCGTGAACTGCACCGTTTCGGTCTGAAGCTGGTCAGTGAGCACCGCCCACTTGCCGAGGCGGAACGCCTGTCCCCGGCTGGTCGTGCCAAACGACACGATGGCGATAGGATTGTATCCGTACTTGATGATGCTGTCGGTGTCTTCGTAAATCTCGTAATCGGTCTGATAGCCGATATCCGGATTGATGTACGAGACTTGCGCCACCGTGTGGCGCACCTTCTTCGCGGTGGACGAATATTGGAAGTCGCCGACGATGTTCGCCTGCGTGAACAGCTTCACAGGCGTCTTAGGCTTGTCCTGGCGAGCGATGATCGCGCCGTTCGCATAGAAGATGACCGCCCGCATCATAGACGCAATGGACTGAAGCACCTTATACGCGTCGTCAGGGTTCGTGATCACGCCGTTGAAGACGAACCTAGGCTCTTGACCGCCGAAACCGTCATTCACCAATTCGTCGCAATATTGCGCGATGGCGTATAGGCCCCACTTGTCTACGTATTGATCCGCGAGGCCTACGCCGAAGCGAGGGTTCGTAAGCAGAGCCATGAAGGCCCAGGCCGGGTTGTTCTGGTAGCCGTACGACCATGTGCCATCCCAAAAGCCCGAGTACGTCCGCGTGTTCGGATCGTAGTTGGACGGATAGCGCATCTTCAGGCCGTAGATTTCATAGGCCCGTGATGGGATGTTGGTCCCGAACTGCTGCGCGTCGATCTGGATACCCACGACGGCGCTGTCCGCGTACGCGACCTTGTGCTCGATTACCTCGGTGATGCGCGAGAAGTAGGTTTTGTCTTGGATAGTGACATCGTTATCATTATCCGGGGACAGGCGACGCATGCGTACCAGCCAAGGCCCGGTCCCTTGTAGGCCGAGCCGGTACGACCTCTCGTACGGCGACGTGTTCTTGCCGCTAATGAAGTCCGAGGAGACTGGCGTCACCCACTCGTTCGCCGGGTCGCTTTCATCCCGAATATCGATGGCGATGCTGACGTTGTAACCGTTGATGTCACCCGTGGTGGTATCGGTCTTGGTCAGCGCCGGAATTTCCAGAGTAACGATGACCGCCGTGAGGCCGTCCGTCTGCGTCTGGTATGCGATAGGCGTATCGTTGCGCACACGCAGGGCGACGGGGAACTCCGACGTAATGTTGTCGAAGTTCGGCATGCTGCCCTGGTCTTCCAGGCCGGTCTGGAAGTAAAAGGTGAAGCCCTTGAAGTTGGGCGAGCCATCCGGATTGAGTACCGGAACCTTGTCGAGATAGATCGACTTGGCCCCGTCCACAAGGCCTTCGATCTCCCCTTCGCAGAGGAGATCGACAAACTTTGCGACAGCGTTGGACTGAAGGGTATTAGGAGCTTCGTGTGCGCCGCCCCCTTCACCGCCCCCGCCCTTACCGCCGCCACCCGCGCCGGAAATGGGCTTGAAGTCCGACATGGGGATGATTTTGGTCATCAGTAATACACCGTCTCGCCGGTATCGCTGGTAAAGGCGTACGTGTCGCCCCACTGGACCGACAAGTCTTCGGTTACGATTTGAGAGGCCACGGGGTTAGAGCCGATCATCATGCGCCCGATAACGATGGGGACGGCCCACCCTTGGCCCGATGTATTGGTCGGACCGCCGAACACGAATGAGTTCTTCTGGTCCTGCGTCGTGGTTGACGGCTGCGCCGGCTGGGGCGCGATCATCATAGCCGCACCGCCGAGCAGCAGGGACAGGCCGAGACCGCCGACGACCGTGGCCCACGACACAGCCGCCGCGCCTGATGCGCCGAAGCCTCCGAATGCCAACGCGCCGCCGAAGCCGCCGGTAGCGATGGTCAAGCCGATGAGGGCGACGCCCGCGACGATCTTGCCGATACCTTTGCCGTTGGCCGCGCCTTCGACCAGCGGGAAGAGGTGAACGGTCGCGCCGTCCATGCCGATGCACAAAGAAGTCTCGTCCAGGCTGAATTCCCCGTTCGGAAACTCACGTGTGAGAAACCACTTGCCCTCGCGGATCGCGTCTTTGAAGGACGGGATTTGGGACCAGATGGCGTGCAGCATTTCAAGCGGCGTGCGCGCCGCCATCGTGAAGCTTTCGCCGAAGCGCTCGGCCATTTCGCCGTGAAGTTTGATCGTGTTCATTCGTACCGTAACCACTTCCTAACGTACCCGAGGCTTGCGATGTAGCCGTAGGGCGTTGGGCCGCTTTTCTTACCTATACGATGGTGGCCAACAAGGTTGTCACCAAGGTATATGCCTGCGTGGTTACAGACCGGCGAACCGATCATCATCAAGATAGCATCGCCCACGCGCGGGTGTAAAGGATCATCTCGCTTTTCGAAGTTTGGCTCAAACGCCTTGAACCCGTACGCGGCGAAGTTCTTGTCGTACAACGGATCGCAATCCGAGGCGATCTTGCCCTTATCCCATTTCTGGTCTCTTGGGCAGCTAGGAAGGAGGAGTTTTTGCTTCTGCCAGTAGTAAGAACGGATGTATTCAAAACAGTCCTGCGCGCCCGG